CCGGATTGCGGCCTTCTTGCTGTCCGGGACCTTCCGCAGCTGCTCCTTCGCGTATGCGAGCTTCGCCTCCAGATCCTGCAGGTTGCCCTTCAGCCGGGCGGTCTTGTCCGGGGTCTTCAGGATCTGGTCCGCCAGCGCCTTGGCCTGCTGCTTGTTCAGGCCCATCTGCTGCGCGACCTTGATCAGCTCACCACGGCCCCGGTCCAGGATCCCGTTGGCGTACTGCTGCGACTTGCCCTGCTCGATTGCCGCGGTTGCCGCCGCCTCAGTCTTGCCCGCGAGGTCACGGAGCGCGGCCTCGTTGTTGCGGGCCTTCTCGCTTCCGAGGTCGAGCTCACCGTTGACCAGCTTCAGCGAGCGGCCGTTGTCCACGGCTGCCTTCGACGCAGCATCGATGCTCGCCTCGAACGCGGACATTGCCCCGGCGCCAGCACGGTTGGCCTCGTTCAGAGCAAAGATCGCCTGCCGTAGGCCGTCCGCGCTCTGCTTCTGCGCGTCGAGCTTGGCCTTCGTCTCCTGCGCCTGCTGCCCGAACAGGCCCATCGCATCGGCCGCGAGCTCCTGCTCAAGCTTGGCGTTGGCGAGGGCGGTCTGGTAGCCGTCGACTCCCTGGGTGAACTGCTCAGCTGTCCCCCCGCCTTTGACGTAGGCATCCGACAGGCGCTGGGCAGCGGCTGCGGCAAGGTCGGAATTGCCGCTGGACACCATCGATGCCAGCACCTGGTCGATGGCCTCCAGGTGCTCCGTCGCCTCCGCAACGGGCGTGGAGTCCCAGCTAGCCAGACCGCCCAAGGACACGATGAACTGCTGAACGTCGTCCACAGTCGACGGGTCGGTGAGGGATCGAACCTTGTCGTACAGGCTGCCGAAATCGGAGCCGAAGACCTTTGCCGCCTCGCCAGTCACCTTGCCGGTGTTGCCCAGCTCCTTGAGCGACAAGCTCAGCTTGTCGACGTCCGGTGCACCGCTCTCGCCGGCTGAGGCGAGTTCGCCAAGTGCGATCACCAGGAGACCGATACCCGTACCCGCCAGGGCGATCTTCGCCGTCCGAGACAGGCCAGTGATGGCAGCACCGGCCGCAGCGAGAGGGCCGGGTGCGCCAGCCGCCGCCGTCCGCATGGTCATGATCTGCGTACCGAACGCAGCCATCGCCGTCCGCGCCGCAGCCGACCCGGCGACCGCCAGGTTGACCACCTTGATCGCAACAGCCAGCTGCAGAAGCGTCGAAATCATCTCGGGCGGCACCGAAGCAGCCAGCTTCGCAAGCACGCCCACCACCTGCAGCATCCCGACACCCGTGTCGGATGCGGCCTCCAGCACGTTCAGGAGAGTCTGGCCGAGGTTCCGCAGAATGTCCCCCACGACAGGGCCCTGCTGCCTCGCCCAGTCGAGGAACTCACCCACACCCTGCCCGACCTCGTTAGTGTCCAGCGTCCGCAGGAACGTCACCAGGCTGTCGTTAACGTCCTCCATCACCCCGGTGGAGAAGACGCCCATCCGCTTGGCGAACGCATCGAACCCCGGGCTGGCGACCCCGCCGGCCGCGAGGGTGACCGTGCGGTCCAGCTCCCCAGCGAAGCCCTTCACCATCGGCGTCAGCCGAGGCAGGATCCCCTGCATCACCGCCAGGCCCTTGACGACCGGGCCCATGGTGTCCTCGGCCAGGCTGTCCGACCACTCCTGGTATTCGTCCTTGAACACGCTGAGCGCGGCCGCAGCCTGCCTCGTCGCCGGTGGCAGCTTCGCCATCTGCTTCATGTACACGGCCTGGGCCTTGACCGCTTCTTCCGACGCGGCGCCCGACTCCTCCACCGCAGCGTTGTACTTCTCCTCGGCCTTCGCCGCGTCCGTCATCGCCGACATCTGCTTGCCCAGCGCCAACCCGAACACGCCTGCCGCCGCGGCCCCAGCCAGCACAGCCGGAGCGATCGGCGCCAGCGACGCCACAGCCGGGATCGCTGCCGGAGCCAGAGTGATCAGCGACTTCTTCAGCGCCTCGCCCGCGATCCCAGCCCGGTCAGCAGCCTGCGCCCACGTCGTGGTCGGCCGGGCCAGACCCTCGGTCCGCGTCGCCATCAGCGCAGCCGCGTCAGACGCCGAGACGAACCGCCCCTCCATGTCACGCAGACGGCCGTCGGCGTCCTGCGTCAGCGTGAGGATTGCCTGGCCGGATCCGTCGGCCGCGTCCTCCATGCTCTGCCGGAGCCGGTCCGCGGACTCCCCAGCATGACCGAGAACCCGGGACAGCTGGTCGCGTCCTTCGAGCGTGAACGTCAACCGCTCCGCCACGGTCACTCACCTCCACTCTTCTGCTGGGCTTGCTGCTGGTCGATCCACGCGACGAGCGACTCGAAGTCGTCGACCCACAGGTCATCCACCTGGTTCGGTGTGATGTGGAGGAGGTGAGCGAACAGGCCGAGGTACTCCTGCCTCAGCGCCTTGATGTCCCGCTCGGGCCGCTCGGGCCGGTCGTCGGCTCGCTCGGCGACGGTCGGTCTTTTGGGCGCTCGGCGGCCAGCCGCTCGACGACCTGCTCGGCGTGCTCGTGGTCGTCGGCCACCGTCGGGATAATGGCGAGTGCGGTCGTGACGGTCTCCGTGGTGGCGTTGGGCTCCAGCCATGCGAAGCCTGCGGTGGCCTCCGCCCAGCGGGTCACCTCGTCCCGGTCGAGGCGGGTGGTGAGCTCGTCGTCGAACGGGTCGAAGTCCCCATATCGCAGGTCCGGCTGGTCCCGCTTCTTCACGACCCAGGCCACGACGCGCATGGCCTCCGTGTCGTCGTTCAAGCTGCCCTTGATGTCAGGCCAGGTACGGTCCACGGTCTGCGCGACACGGACCGTCTCTGAGACCCGCAGCCGGGTATCGAACCGCTCCGGCTCCCCGCCGCGTGGCGTGTAGACGATGATCACGATTCTCCTAGGTGATGGTGCGCCGAACGTCGCCGAGGACCCGCTCAACCTCGGCACGCATGCGGGGGGTGTGCATTCGAACTGTGGTGTCCCACCACGGCGGTGACGCCCACTGGGTGACCCAGCGGCGCCGGTTGCCGTACACGGGGTGCCGGATCCGGCCCTCGTTGATCACGCTGGCCATGTTCCGCAAGTCGGAAGGCAACAGGCTCTTGTCGACCCAGACTCGCGCGCCCGGGCTCGAGCCCGTCCGGACGCTGAGCTGGATCGCCTCCGCGATCGTCGCCCGGAGCGGGCGCGTCGTTGGCGACGCCCCACCACGCGAGCCCTGCCCCCGCCCAGGCGAGGTGATGTTCACAGTCCGGATTGAAGTCTTCAGATCCGCATGCAACGGCTCTGCCCCCCGCCGGATTCGGCGGGCGAAGTTCGCCCGAAGCCTCGGCCCGCCGGCCGCGCGCAGACGGCGGGACAGGTCGATGAGTTGCCCGGTCCCGACGATCTGAACGTTGCCGACAGCCATGGGGTGCCTCCGTCAGAGCGCGGTGTCCGCGGACATGTACTCAATGGCGACCGGGTTGGTGCCGTCGTACAGAGCGGTCAGGTTGTAGCTGGTGCGGACGACGTTGTAGCCGTCGACTGTCGGAGGGGTGTCATCGACCTTCACCGCGGGGAGCTTGATCCGGAAGGTCTCGGGGTAGGTCGGTGCGATCTCGGCGCCGAGGAACTCCCAGACGAGGGACGTCGCGGCGTCCGAGGTGTGCAGGTCGTCGATGGTGGTCGCGACGTAGTCCTGCTCGATGCTGGCCGTGACCTTCGTCAAGTCGTTCAGGATCGGCTGCGCCTTCAACGCGGACTGGTTGGCGTAGAAGCGGTCGACAGCCTTCGGCCGTTCGAATTTCACGGACACCTTGCGCACGCCGTCGAGGGCCGTCTCGGAGCCGAAGCTGCCGTACTTCAGCCCCATCTGCCCGAAGTGGAACGGGCTGGCCGCCGAGTAGCTCGCGACGGCCAGAGTCTGCGTCTCCGAGCAGTCCCGGCCGTCGAACTCGAAGGTGGCGGTCAACATCCCGCCGACCTCGCAGGAGAACTCCGCCGACACGATCGTGCAGCCGACGAAGGATTTGTCGGTGACGGTGCCGGTCGTCATGGGAATGCCGGCCTGGATCGACAGGCTCTTGCCCCAGGTGTCGGCGAGGGTGTGGGTCTGGAGGTAGGCCGCCGTGGCAGCCTGCTGGACAGGCGTGACCGTCGTTCCCATGAGGGCCTGCAGGAGCAGGCCCATGTTGCGGGTGGCGACTTCCATCTCGATGCTGCCCGACACCTCGCGCTGCGTCACCACCCGCCTCGACGACAGCGCCATCAGGCGCCCGGCCGCAATGCCGGCGCTCTGCGCGGTCGTCTTCTTCAGGACGAGCGAGTGCTTGGTGAACTCGGGGAACTTGGTCGGCGCCACGTAGGTGCCGTAGGTGACCTCGGGTGCGATGCCGATTTGCGCGCCGAGACCAGATCCGACCGCCATGGATCAGCCCTCCTTCGCTGCGGACTTGGCCGCGGTCTTCTTCGCGGCGCCCGGTTCCTCGACCGGCTCCCACGTGGTGGTCTGGCAGACGTAGCCCTCGAACCTGTCGTCGGGAACCTCGACGACCTGGTCGGGCTGGATCTCACGGTTGCCGAGCTCCGGCACGGTGACCGGCTCCGGGCCGATGAAGCGCACACGCGCCATCGCTGTACTCCTTCGGTGGGGTGGTGGTCAGATGCGGGCGAAGCAGGCCACGCCGAAGCTAACTCCGGCACGGGCGCCTTCCGGCTTGCTCTGCTCCAGGTCGCCTGTAGTGAGGTGGGCCCAAAGCACTGTGCCGTTCAGGGTCGGCGCCTCAGGGGATGCATCCGACGCACGGAGTGCGGTCTCGACGACACCGAGTATTTCGTAGACCCGGTCGCGCCGCAGGGCCATGTCCTTGTCGCCAGCCCGCGACTCGGCGTAGCAGTTGATGACGAAGCTCTCGTCCCTGGTTCTGGCCCCAGCAGAGTTGAAGTCCTGCTGCAGGGTCACAGCTGACTCGCTGTTCGGCTGCCAGCCGACGTAGATCCGGTCGCTGTCTGTGAGGTTGACCGCGGTCGGGCCGTCCTCGATGTGCACCTCGGCAAGAGACGGCGCCGCGCGCAGGATGTCGAGGAGAGCCGCGACCGCGGCCGGGACCCGGGAGGTCACCATCACGCGACCCCCGGGGGTACTTTGAAGCCTTCAAGCATCTGCAGCACACGGTTCGGGATGGCATATCCCCACCCGACGACAGGCTCGTTCACGTCGAAGTCGTCGCTGCTGGAACTGCCTCGGGCAGCGCCGTACTGCGTCCGCCAGAGGTGCTGCAGCAGGATCCGCGCAGCCACGTTGATCGTCGGGTGCACCTCCCCGCGGCCCGCCACGTACACGACTTCCCAGGGTCCGCCGCCGAAGAAGCTGCCGTCGGCCCGGCGGATGATGCCCGCGGTACCGTCGAAGGCGACATCGGAGACGTTCAGGGCGAGGCCGCCGGCCAGGACCGGTGTGATGGACGTGAGCGAGACGGCCGGCACCTGCGTGACCGCCAGAGTCGCCCCCTTGCTGTCGAGGGTCTCTGTCACGGCCCGGTTCTCAACCGGACCGACATGCCGCTCGATCATCGGGGTCAGGGCTTCGATGTACGCAGTCAGCTCTTGGTCATGCGCGGTCGTGCCGATGTCCAACTGCGTCTTGGCTTCGGCCAGCGTCAGAAGAGCCATGCGGTCCCCCGACTATCGCTTGTAGCGCTTCAGTTCGGCGTCGACCTGGGCCATGCGGTCCTTGAGTCCGCGCTGCTCGTACCCGGCGCGCTCGCGCTGCAGGGCGTCCATGTAGGCGCGCTCCATCGCGGTCAGCCCGGAGTCCCCGGCCTTCGTGGAGTCCTGCTCCTCGGCCTTCTCGGCCGCCGACGGCTCGGGCTCGACAGCGGGTTCCGTTGCCGTCTCCGCCTCGGCTTCCGCCTTGGCTGAACGTCGTGGTGCTGCCATGGCTGGCTCCTTCCAGGAGAGCGCCGGACGGAGAGTCCGTCCGGCGCGAGACGGATTAGAACGTCGGGGTGATGAGGCCGGTGCCCGACACGACGCTGATGGACTTCGGGTAGCGCTCCGAGTGCAGCGCCGCGTAGTTGTAGAACCGCAGCAGCACGGAGAGCTGGTTGGCGTAGGTCTCGCGGAACGCCTCGGCGCGCGGCGAGCCCTCGAAGAGGATCACGTCGGAGCTTCGGAGGATGATGACGCGG